TATGGGGCTCGGGTCGTCCAGCTGGCTTCCCTACGGAGGCCACTCGGGCGCTGGTGCTCAGGCACCTAACGGAGGGCGGACCATTATGGCTAATCCTGGAACTTTGATTTCAAAGTTCTCAGGAGTTCGATGCCGCCATACACAAGAAAACGATTCTTGTGCCAGCGGTACCGTTCCATAAGAATGGTCGCGTCCTCTTTTCGCAGTCTCTTAAAATCGTACTGATGGGGGTCTTCAGATGTTATCTTTCGATAATACTTGAATACCCTTTTCGCTACGTATCCAAGCTGGGGGAGCTCTGGTTTCTGTTTTTCCAGAAACATGAGCCCCTCAGCGAAGGATCGCTCAACGTGATCGATGGCTTCCGAAATCGGAAACCAAGGGAATCCCGTAATTTCTCGAAGGCGCTTCTTCACGGAGTCATAGGCTTCCCAGTCCCCGAGGGGACACGGGACGCCAAGGACATCCCCAATTTGCTCCACGTCCACATAGGACATTGGGGCCCATTGGTCGGGCGAGCAGGATTCTTCAAGGTCAACGAGGGAAGTCGCTTTGCGATTTTCCTCGAAGACCGAGTCGATCCAGCTCGTCGCGAGAGCGAAGGCCTGGGCCTCTGCGGCACTCGGTTCCACCGGTAAAGTCCAGAAAGAACCCAAGGTTCTTATAGACTTTATAAATCCGATGCTGCGATCATCCTTGAGGATGATCGCGGCACCGCGGAGGAAGAGTGTTGGTACATGGGCGAGGGAGTTCCCTGCGGGATGGGAAAAACCCATCCCGCCGAACTCCTTCGGAAAGTACACAGGAAGCCCGAGAGAGCGAGCGTGACGAATCAACTCCCAATTAGAGTTAATGACGAAAAGCGCAGACGCGCGCTTCACCTTCTCGACCCATGAAGGCTCGGAGAGGGGAAGGGAGGCAAACGACATTGTCGTCGACGACGCTGGGCCCCTAGAGGAGCCTGTCGTCATCATACTTCGGTGCCGCAACTGGGGTAGGCGGGTTGGGGGTTCCTTGGGGCAGAGACTCTTCACCATTGGTGGAGAAATCTCGCGCCAGGAACCCTTGACAACCACCCAGATCTGCTCAGTGTACTGGACGACGGAGTCGGAGATTATGTCTGTCCCAACGGACAGAGAGTATCCGACCTCACGGAGGCAGTCTCTCACAACGAGAGACAGCTCCTCCGTCCCGCCGCTAGTCGCTGAATCATCACCACAGAACGTCCGGTCAATAGACCGGGTGTCTAGGTGGCAGATGCGGATAGCACGTTCCAATTGGAACTGCTGGTCGAAGTTCAGACACGGCCACGAGTGAGGCATGCCCATGGGAATGGACCTTTTCGTAACGAAAGGGAAAATTCCCGGAAAACGCCCCTGAGCCCAAGAGGGCTCAAGGACGGTTTGGGGGCGAAGGAAGAGGTCGACGAGAACAAGGATGTTCTCATCGAGCCAGGCCGGAATGACGTTGAGTTTTCTCAACCCTTTAACGGCTCCCATCGCCAGCCTCCGAGCGAGCTCGAAAGAGGTCGTGTCGGTTGCCGCCGTAAGGTCCTTGGAGTCAAAGACTCCCCGGGGCCTCAACAGCTTACTTATCTTCTTCCCCTTGGAAGACATGGTAGGTATCGTAGCGTCTGCTTTCATAACAGCTGTAAGAACCGTCCGGACCAAGTGGCCCAGATGGATCAGGGGTGCAGATGATATGCCAATCACCCGAGCCTTGGCACCGTCGTCATCGACGGTATCAATGCGAGTGGTAAGAGGAATGTCCGGTTCCACGGAATAGTAGGGACGCTCTCCCGCAAAGGGAAAGCCCGCCTCGTCATACGCGTGGATCCAGTGGGTGTGTGGATGGACAGAGAACGGAACGGAGGGGTCCAAGTGGACCGCCCAGATCGAGAGCTCGAGAAGGATCTTATGATCCCCCAAGACAACTCTGGCTGTACTCCCAGAAAGGGAGTAGCAGTTGTTGATCTCGTTACCCATCAAATCGTAGCGAGCTTTGTTTTCGCCTGCGAAGATCAAAGGATCGTCGCGACGGATTAACAGTTTTCCGGAAGGACCATAAAGGTCCTGATTCTGGATAAACCAGACGACCTCCGAAGAGAACGTCTGAAGCTGCTCGGCACACCAAGCAATCCTCCCCCCAGCGGCGAAGCTCTTCTCAAGACAAGAAGAAGAGCTATAGCTGACATGGGGGTGCATATGCCTCAAAAGGTCCGATCGTTCAAGAGTCCGGGTGACTTTATGATACATAAAGCCCTCGGCCTCGTCGAGGACGGACTCCGGTATATTTACCGGGGTCTGAACTCGTGAACAGAATTTCCGTATAGCGGCGATCTTCTTTTCCATAGTTGGAAAACCCATCGCCCTCTTGCCAGAAGAGAAACAGGAGTGGGACTCAAGGCTCCAGTTTGGAGCCGAGGGAACCACGCCGCAAAGCGACCACCAGGAGGTCCACCTGAATAAGGGTAGACCTTCGAAGTGTCCGTCTCGTCGGCGACCCGGAACCCCAGAGGGGATTTCGGGAGGAGCCGAGCACGCCTTGGGCGCGCCTGCGCAATAACGGGAGTATTCGTACACGGCCTTCAGACGCGTGTCGAGCCAGTCGATTCCCGAATGGGAAACGGATCGGACGACCCACGTATAGAGGCGGAGGATGCACCTCAGGTCGCAACGCTTAACTTTAAGCGCCGCGACAGGGTTGGTGATAGTAAGGCTTCCCATGAGGGAAGCCCACCTTTCATTAACCCTCTGTTTAACTCTAATTGGGATGTTGCGGATCGCGTCCAGGGTTTTCTGGGAAAACCGAGTACGCGACTGTCGGAAGAGACTGCGAACGTAGGGTGGCATCACGAGGACGCGGACCTTAGGGTCGCATTTTCTCCTGGTGCTAACATCCAGTGCCCTAACTGGAATCCAGAAAGATTCTCTGTTAGGCGTCGTTTTGGTCATA